GGTTCTACGGGGTCGCCTTTGCGGGCGGCGATGCCGTTGCCGACTGCGTAGCCGACAATCATGGTGATGATGGGTAGCCCTTGGTCGGAGTCGATTTGGCCTACTGCGATGAGGACGGTGACGCAGATGAGGGCTACGAGGGCGATGAGGGCTTTAGAGGGGTTCTGAAGTGTCATTGCCTATGGTTCCCTGTACCCGTACAGACGCCACACGCCCGTCATGTTGACGCCACACGCAAATCTAATTCGGTCAAGGCTCAAAGTAGTGTTCGTGTTTTGAAAACCCCACGTGGTTGAACCGCTGTTCGCTGGGTCAAAATGTTGACCTGTAATCATGAATTGGCTGGACGTAGTGTTCATTCCCGTGATTTGCATGGTGCTAAGCATTGGCGACGTTGAACTTTGTACCAACCCGACGTCCATGTCGGCTGCATTGTTGCGTGTTGCCACAGCACTTGATGTTCCGTTGAACAACACTCGCCATCCAGCCCCGAAATAGCCATTCGTCGTGTAACCAGATGAAGCGTCCCGAACGGTTGCAGTAATTCCTGCGCCTCCGGTTCCGCTTGTTCTAAAAACGCGCAACACCGCTTGAAAAAAGGTGTACGTGTTCGTAAACCCAGTGATGTCAAACGATGCGACATTAGTGAATGTGGCTCCGCTGACGTACACGAGGCCGCTGTTCGCCAAATACGTGTTCGTATCCGACGCAGTCAGAACCTCACCCACCGTAAACGTCTTGATAGCCATACTCAGAATCCTAACCTGTTGTTATCGAGGGTGCCGTAAACACTGTTGTTGAGCACCAAATAGTTGTATTGCTCAGTCCCCGCCAACTGAAACGTCACCCGGGTCTGCTCAGGGGTGCTGCTAATCGTAAAACCAATAATGTTGGCGGTGTACGTCTGGCCCCGCAACGTCAGCGTCACGCCCGACTGGTTGTTGATTGCGTCCAGCGTCCGAGTCGAGGTTTCCGTGTTCAACAGCACCGACAACGTGTTCGGCACCGCCGTCGTGTCCTGCAACGCCCCCTGAACGTACTGCGCCACCGACAACGCCTCAGAGCTGTTCAAAGCGTAAGTGTCGAGCCGGTACGAGTAGTCCCCGGTGCCTGCCACCGTTGGGGTGCCCCCGTTGATGGTGACTAGGACGTAGGTGGCGTAGTTGTCAGCCATCGACATGAACTGGACCTGCTGGTATGTCGTGTTGGCACCGCCAGCATCCCCGAACGCGTAGAACGTTGTGTATTGCTGCCAGCCTCGCGTATACAACGCCAGCCCTGTGCTGTATGCGTACAGCAAACCCTGCTCCGTGTTGACGATGGTTTGCATGACGTTCAACGCGTTTTCGTCGGTCACCGTGGTTGCTGACAACGTCTTGGGTGCCTGCGACACGACACTGTTGTAACTCAACCCGAGGTCGGTGCAAACATCCTCAAACGCCACTTCGGTTGTGGTGCCGGCGGACCATGTGCGGGTGATGCGGCCCCGCCCCAACGTGGCGAACGCGTCCTCCAGCGACAACGTCCAAGTGTCCATTGCGGCCACCGCGCCGTAGGTGATTTGCAGGTCTGCTACCCGCAACGGTAAAACCACCAACGACGTAGGAGTTGTGTTCGGGTTGTACAGGCGCAACGTAACAGTGTCGCCAATGTTGATAGTGGGCAACAGGTCAGGGCGGCGTCCGTTGATGGTGGCGCGGCCCGCAGCGTAAAAATCGGTTAGCACTCGACGCCCGGACGTGACCGTGACCGTCTGAATGTTTGTAATCGAGACGGGACCCGGTAATTCGGCCGTCCAGTACGGGATAGCCATGGCCTAGTACGTCACCGCAATCGGCAACGGCCCGTTCTGGCGGGTCCACCGTTGGATAGCGTCCACCACCGACTGCGGGTCGCCACCGTTCACCTCAACGTTCACAATGGTTTGCCCCATCGTGCCACCGATAGACGGGTCAATCTGGTTCAGGCTCAGCATGGAAATGGGGATTTCGCCGTAGCCGGGGCCGACATACCCGTCGGGTCCGGTTAGTTTTGGGGCGGCGGCAGCAGCTGTTGCGCCCCCAGTAGCGGCTTTGGCGGCGCCAGCAACAATGCCAGCCCCCAACGCGGTGCCAGTCCCCGTTCCTCCCCCAGTGCTGCTGACGGGGGATTCAATGGCGCGGATGCTGCCTGTGGTGCCTCCGCCGTCTGCGCCGAGCCGCCCAAATGACACAGCGCCCAACGGTTTGATGTCGCTGCCCGGTTTGACAAGGTTGATACCAGCAATGACAAGGTTGATGGCCTTTATCCATGCGTTAGCCATGAACTCGAAATAGGTTGCCAGCCCATTGACAACGTTGCGGACGACGTTGCGGAAACCCTCGAACTTTGTGTAGGCGATGGTGATGCCGGTGACGAGAGCGGCGATACCGACGGCAATAAGGCCGAACGGGTTGAGGGCCATTGCCGCGTTGACGGCAAGGATGGCGGTAGCGACAGCGCCGATAGTGCCCGCGATAATGGTAAACGCCTTGGGGTTGTCCTGCGCCCAATCCGCGGCCTTCTGCAAATACGGCAGCACCTTCTGGAGCACCGGGAGCAGTGCCGCCCCAATTGACTCCTTGGTCTCGTCAAGGGACAGTTTCAGTTTTGCAAACCCGCCCGCAGCGGTGTTGCTCGCTTCCTTAGCGGCCCCACCAAACGTGCCTGTCATCTTGGCAAACACTTCTTCAAGGGTTGCGCCACCCTTAATCATGTCGCGCACTGACGGGTCCAGTTTGGCTAGCGCAGCTGTGTTGCCCCCGTACGCTCGTTCCAAGGCTTTGCTTGCCTGTTCAAGACTGATGTTTTTTGCGGCCGCAATGTCTGCAGCCAGCGACGCGGCGCGCTGTGCTTCGTCAACGTCTTTAGTGACCCGGACTAGCCCCGCAAGCGCGGGGCGCAGCTGGTCGTCCGTAATGCCAAGATTGCGGCCCTGCGCGCTAATGTATTTCTCAACGCTCTTGATTTGGTCATCGGTCGCCCCGGTCGTCGCTTTCAGCTGGCGGGCAAGCATTTGCTGGGACTTTTCGTCGTCCATTGCGGCCTTGACCGCGTCGCCCATTGCGGCAGCCAAACCCGCCACTGCAGCCGCTGCCGGGATAGCGGCTTTCTTCAACGCAAACTGGGCCTTCTCGCCTGTGGTCTCTAACTGTTTGAATTGGGCAATGGCTTTCTTGACGCCAGCGTCCGCGAACTCGGAAATGATGGGGATGGAGATAGCCATTAGCGGGTTTCCCTGTTGACGGTGTGCATCACGTCGCGGACCAGACGTTCAAATCCAGCTTCCAGACGCGCCCTGTTGGCCGTCACAGCCTTAGACAGCACACGGGTCTCAGTCGGGGCCACAGTGCCCAGAGAACGCCCCAGAGCGTTGTCTGTGCGCCGTCCAGCGGTCTCAAAGATGATGGCGCCCGGGTCGGTTTGCTGAATCAGGATGACGTTGCGGGTTTTGCGGGACGTGTCCACCTTGACCTTGGCCCCTCGTCGAGCCTTGGCAGCCACATACGGGAACAGGGTGCGGCCCTTGGATTTCCACTGCCGGTTCATGCCCGACAGGGGCATTTCAGGGTAGTTGCGCTGGGCCTCACTAATCGCGGGCTGGGCAATGTCCTTAGCGTCACGGTTGAACTGTTTACGCAATTCGGGGTCAATTTTGCGCAACGCCTTGATTGCGTCCTCGACCCCCACCAGTGTGATGCTCGTTTGTGGGGTCATCGCTGTTTCCTCGCTTGCTCGTTCAAGATAGTAACAACCGTGGCTAGGTCACGCCCCTCAAACGGTATCTGCGGTGGCCAGTACCCGGTGGAAACAAGCACCACCGCTAGCGAGTAGTGGTACGAGCCTTTCAGGAAGGGTTTTCGGGTTCCTGCCCCACAACCTCAATGGCGGCAAGCTTTTTGACGTAATCGTCGAACACTGCGGGGACGGTGATGCCAGCCTGTTTGCAGGACTCAAACGCCATGAACGCCAAATCCTCGACGCCGATGCCAGCGGCTAGTTCGGATGCTTTGCGCTTGTATTTGCGTTCCCATGCGACTACCACGAACAGGTTGGTGGTGACGGTGTAGTCGTCGCCGTCGTTGGTGGTGACGTGCAGATTGAGTTGCATTGGTTCTCCCTAGGTTGTGTGTAGGTCAGGTGACGTCGCGGACCCATGTGCCGCCGGTAAACGTGGCGGTAACCATGGCGAGTTCGCCGACGGTGCTGGCGATGGGGGTGAAGTTTTCCAGCATGGCGTTGGTGATGACGTATTCGGGGTTGGTGGCGGACTCTGTGGTACCGGACGGGCTGATGGTCAGCACCGTGGTGCCGGTGCCCACGCAGGACGCGAGGATGCCCTCCACTTCGGATGCGCCGTAGGACAGGAAC